GTCATAGGTCAGTCACCTCCAGTAGCTTCGTCTTCACCAGCGCGGTAGGATCAAGCGTGTACTCGATCTCTTTCACCACGCCCTTAGCCGCGTGCCCTTGGCTGGTGAAACCCACCACCTGGTTAGGCTGAATCGGCACAGGCATATGCTGCAACGTAATAGCCGCAGACGGAGTAGAAACGTCGATCAGACGACGGCGCGCCTGAGCGGTAATAGACTCCTGGTCGGCTGCCTCCACACCAGTCCTCGTCTCCACAACCCACCGCCCCCTCGAGGGGTAAGAGTACGGGGAGGCCGAGTCATCATTCACGGCCACACCAACCAGGGCCGCCTTCTCAGCGCTACCCTGGGAGACAAACACGACCTTGTTAGGCACAGCAGCCATGTCCTGCTCACGCTCCCACTCAGGCAGGTGGATAGCGCGCGCGCCCTCACGGAAGTCGTACGCCACACCCCTAGTGGCAGGGCGCGTGTACGGGTCAAGGTGGATTTGACCTGAACCATCAGGGTGAGCAGCCCAGTAGCCAGCCACGCTCAGCAACTCATTCACGATAGTCAGCTTGGACTTACCCGGGTCGTAGATCATGTCGCTCGTTGCCACAGCCGTCGAGGGAGTGACAGACAAACGCTCCAAGCCAGTCTCATACAAGATATCCGCAGCCACATCCACCAGGTTGGATCCTGCCTTGACCGTGAACGTACTATCCACGCAGTCAGCATCAGGCACAGCCAGTGGAGAAGACAAATCCACACTCCACGTGGACCCCATCTCACTGTAGGTGCGCACGGGCGCCGACAAGAGGAACACGCCAAGGCCCCATGTTTGGCCATTAGCCGTGTAGTCGATGCGCACACGCTGTGTCATCCAGTCAATAGGACCACATGCCTCCGTCAGATTCAGACTCCCGGAAGCACGCAGACGGGTGGAGTTGCTGAGCGTGATGTTGCCGCCAGTCACGCCGTCCAGACGACGAACCACACGGTCACCCCAATCTAGGAGCGTGACTGTGTAGCCCGCTTGCCGGTGGGAGTCAAGAGCGCTCATGATCCACCTCCTCTACCTCAATTTTAACACCCCACTTACCAGACAACGCACGATCCACACTGACGCTCGCAATCGAGCAGTACACGCGCCGACCCATCGGATCACGATACAAAAACGGTGCAGGCAGGTAAGACAAATCCTCAAGACGCTGAACCAGCGGGAAATCCTCATCAAACAACGCAGCCGACAAGCTCAATGTCTTCTCCCGATGCCGGCCACTCATCTCCACCGCCCTCTCACGGCCAGCAAACCGGTGCAGCTTCCGGTTAGCAAGGCCCATCTTGCACGAATGCACAGGATCCCACCGAAGCCCCACAGTCGTACTAAAATCCTGCCCGCCACCCAGCCACATCGCCCACGACTCAACATCAATACTCTCAATCACAGTCGACGACGAAGGCAGGTCAGACGTCGCCGTCACACGGTAGGACACACTCCCATGACTAGACGACTGGTAATCGAGGATCATGCCAGACACCGGCAAATCCTCAGTGAGAACAGTCCATGTCAACCCGCCATCATCGCTGCGCTCCACCCGGTTACGCACAGCAGCAGGCTTACCCGCCTCAGGGGCAGGGTTCACCACACGCACACGCACGCACCCCACCTCATCATCCCACTCGAGGTAGACGCGCGGGGCAGGCGGCTGCTCATACTCCACACGGAACGACTGGCTCACAGTCTTCGACTTCACGCCGTGAGCGTTCACAGCCGTCACACTCACACGGTACGACACACCATTCTTCAGGTAGGTCTTCAAGCGCACACTGGCCTGAGAGCCGCGCGCCACCTGAGTCTCAATCAGTCGATCCGCGCCCAGGTACAGCTCCACAATGGCCTTCGTCTGCACAGGCCCACCCATCGGCGAGTACGCCCACGACACGTCAATGAACGAGGTCTTCACCACCTCACCAGGGGACTGGATAGAGACGACAGGACGAGTCTCCACATAGAACAGTGCGCGCCGCGACACAGGAGACGGGTCAGCGTGCAGGCCCCATGTCTGCACCCAATACTCATATGTCCCCTGCGGAAGGACACCAACATTACACTGCTGCTTCGAAGAAGCCTTATCGAACAGGGGCCCCTGCACGCCACCCTGACGACGCACGTACTGAAGCTTGAAGCGGGTCTGCGGGCTAGAGTCCGTCGCATTAAATCGCCACTCGAGCGTCACAGGCTCATCGGCAGGAAAATACAAGCCATCCGAGGTGGGTTCGGGAGCGTTCGGGGGCGCCAACAGCTGCACGATATTCGACGGCTCAGACTTCGGGGACGACATCGACCCGCCCACGCACACGACGCAGTACTGGTGAGTCACATCAAGACGCGGGGAAGAGTGCACCCACGAACACTTCTCAACATCCAACGTCACCAAAGCAGCGAGCTTATCGCCGTCATACACCTCCCACCTGGTAGGAGTATAAGGCGCCTTGTTCTCCCAAGACACCACGATATCACCCGACGAATTCTTCACCGCGCGCACATTCACCGGGGCAGGAGGCGTCGTGAACACAGGACGCTCAGCCTCCACATACTCCGACCCGCCAGCCGCATTATCTGACTTCACACGGTAGGAGTATTTATGGCCCGGCTTGACATCCATGTCAGCAAAAGACACAGCATCCTTAACGGGCGCGACAATCACCCACTGATCAGACTCGTCAAGGCGACGCTCAACCACAAAGTAGTCGATCGGATTCGACTCACCAGACGCGGGCGCAACCCACTCCACATTAATCTGCTGGTCAGACACGCGACTAGCCGTCACCGTCGTCGGCGGATTAGGAAGACCCACCGGCCGGGCAGGAAGCGTCAGCGTATTCTCCACACTCGGGTTGCCGCCATTCCAGATCGGCCCCAAGCTAGCCCCGATCGTGACATCCTTGGTCCGCCCATACTCCACAGGCACAGTGAAACTCCACTGAGACAGCTGCTTATACGCCGTCTGCCCATAGCCAGATGAAAAGCTGAAGCCCTCCGACCCCGACCCATAGTAGCCCCACCAAGACCACGCCGACGAGAAACTATGACCATACCCATCACTGCAAGCCGTCACCGTGGCCGTGACCGTCACCGACCCGCTCGAGGGATCACCCGACCACTCCAAGCCAACACCAATGAACATGTAGCCACTAGACGCGGACCAAACAGTAGACATAACGCCAACCTTTCCCTCACTAAAAACTAGAAGCCCATACCAAGCAGATCACGAGCGCGAGACCTAGACGCCGGAGACAACGCGTCATTCACCGCGCCACGAGCCTCCACACGCATACGACCAACCAACTGACCATCCTCATCCACAACAACCAACGTCTCCGGATACCCCTGCGCGCGCGAGTGACGCTGCAAGATATCCCACTGGCCATCAGTAAACACCGGCTCAGGACGGCCCGTCTTATTCAACACGGTGGTGAGGCCGGGCTGGATATAGCCCCCATTATCGAACTTATACGTGCCAGCCGTAGGAGACCCCCAAATACCCGTCTCACGCACAAACGCGCCAGGCTTCGGAGCCTCCACCATCATGCCATTACCAGAAGCGATAGCCACGTGCCAAGCCGGGTTACCCCAAAACAGAAGATTGCCCGGGACATTCGAATTACCCGCACCAGAACCCGACTGGTAGCCGGCAGCCGTCAAACGAGGAATCTTGGAACCCATCTGATGAGCAGCCCAATACACCAAGCCAGAACAGTCAAGACCCGGCGGGATAGACGAGCCACCCCACACGTAAGGCACGCCAATAGCCTTCCTAGCCGCGTTGACAATACCCGTCGCACCCATGCTCGACGTCTTGCCCTTCAACCAGCTTGCGAACCCATCAATCCACACGCCCGGCACCGCACGCATAGAATCAGCGATCATACCCGACCCAGGTAGGCCACGCATCATCGCATCCACAGGGGCCTTAATGAACTTCGCCACCGCCCCGGCAGGATCAGCAATAATCTTGCCCATCGTGTCAGCCGCATCCTTGAACCAATCCCACGCGCCCTGAGCACCATCCCAGACACCACCATTAGCGAAGGCAGCGAACTTCACGCCCGTATCCCCACCAGGAATACGAGTCGACCCCGACCGGGCAGCAGCATTCATGCGAGCCACAGCATCCGGCCCACCCACCGCACGCACCCACTCAGGGCGCATGATGGCCTCCCCGCCAGACAGGGCGAGCGCGCCGCCACCATCGGGAGAGAAGAAATGGAACACATCCCGGCCGGGCGTGTACCCGGGCAGGACACCACCCGACGCGTACTCAGCAATAGGCGCAATGTACGGAAGACGCAAACTCAAGCCCAGCTTCTCAGCCATACCATCAGCCGTCTTCTTAATACCCGACGCGTACACAGTGTTGATAATGAAGTTGATGGGCTTAGCCACCACGCCCTTCACGGACTCCCAAATCGACGCCACAGAATCCTTCATCGACTGGAACGCCGACTGGATACCATCCGTCACACTCGTGATCGTGCCCCACAGCGTGTAGTACATCCAGTTAGCAACCGTACTAATCGAAGACTGGATACCATTCCAAATGAACGTTATCCACGACCACAAGTTGTTCGCACCAGTCTGAATACCATCCCACACAGACTGAACCACTGGCAGGACATACGTCTGGAACCAACCCACCACGGTCAACACAGACGTCTGGATACCCCACCAGACAGTCTGAATACCCTGCCACAGTGCCTGAGCACCCCAATTGATACCATCCCACACGGCCTGAATAACCGGCAGGACGTACGCGGTGAACCAGTCAGCCACCGTCTGCACACACAACTGAATCCACTGCCAATACATCTGGATGCCAGTCCACAACAGGTTGGCGCCAGCAACAATACCATCCCACACGCCAGTGATAACAGGCAGGACATAAGCGGCGATCCAATCAGCCACCACCTGCACGGCCGTCTGGATACCCGTCCACGCCTCCTGCATGTACTCCCACAGCACAGCCGCACCAGTCTGGATACCCTCCCACGCCTGCTGCAGGTAGGGCCACACGTAGGTCACCACAAAGTCGGCGACAGCCTGCAAAGCCAACTTCCACAACTCAAAATACGTGATGACAGGAATCAGAGCCACCCACACGGCCGTCTTAATGCCATCCCACACAGCTTGGAACACAGGCACCACATAAGCGTTCAACCAGTCGACGCACGCCCCGACAGCATCCTGAATACCCTGCCACGCAGACGCGAGCCCAGACACCACCGTCGTGTTAAACCAGTCAACAGTGCCACCAACCTGATCCCACGTGGCTGACCACCACGAAGAGATGGATTCCATAGCAGCAGACCACGCCGACCCAACCCAATCCACGAAAGAATAGAACGCATCCGTGATCGCAGCCCACGCCTGCCGGCCGGTCTCCGTCTGCGTGAAGAAATACGTCAACCCCGCCACCAGAGCAGCCAACGCCACCGCAATCAGGCCAATCGGCCCCACACTCATCACAGCATTAAACGCCACCTGAGCCGCCTTCGCCACATTCGTAGCCTTAGCGAACTCCAGCAAACCACCCGCAGCCTTCACAGCATTGACAGCAGCCAAAGTCGAACTCAACAGCTGGAACGTCCCCACAGCCGTCCCGACCACCACAATGAGGGGCGCAACAACATCCTTGTTCCGTGCCATCCAATCAAACACGCTCTTCAGCGCGTCCGCTACTCCCTGAATAACAGAGACAGTACTACCACCGAACGCGCCAGCAATATCCGCGCCAAGAGGGGCAAACACGCCACCCAGACTGGAGCCGGCATCCCACAGGGACTTGAACATGTCCCACACGGACAGGCCGGCATCCCTCAGGTTAAACAGGAAATCAACGAGGCCAGAGTCTTCTTGGAAGCCAAAGATCGGGCCCGTGAAATCACCCTTGGTGAGAATATCCCACACGCCCTGCAGGGAAGGCACAGCCGTGTCGTTAATCCAACCAAACGCCTTCGACGCGCCATCAGACACCGAGCCCATGAAATCCGTGAGCGCAGGCTTGATCTTGTCAACAATGCCCATAGCACCCGTCACCAGGGTGGCCTGCAGGTTACCCCACGCGCCCTCAATGGTAGTGGTACTAGTTGCGGCCTCTTCGGCGACGTCGGTGAAGCCGAGATCCAAGATCGCCTGATTGAACTCCTCAGCCGTGATCTCGCCCTTAGACATGGCATCACGGAAGTCACCAACATACGCGCCATTAGCTAGGAGAGCCTCCTGGAGCTTGCCAGACGCGCCCGGGATAGCGTCGGCTAGCTGGTTCCAGTTCTCCGTCGTGAGCTTGCCCTGACCAGCTGTCTGGGTCAGTACCATGCCAACCGACTTGAACGTCTCAGCATTACCACCCGCAACCGCGTTGAGGTTACCCGCAGCCTCGGCAAGACGGTCATAACCCTGCACGCCGTTAGCCGCCAACTGGGCAGTGATATTCTGGATGTCGCTCAGCTCGTAGACGGTGTCGTCCGCGTACTTCTTCGTACTAGCAGTCAGCTTACCGATCTCATCAGCCGACACGCCAGCAAACCCGAGCGTGGACTTGAACTTGTCGGTAGCGTCAGACGCGTTCAAAGCCTCCCGAGCCACGTCAGCAAAACCAGCCGCAGCCGCGATGCCACTAACAGCCCCGAGTGCGAGAGCACCGGCCTTGGCAACACGCTTAAAAGCCGCGCCAAGACCGGACTCAACCTTCTTCTCAGCAGGCCGCGTATCGGTACCAGCCAGCTCCTTGCGGATCGCTTCCTGGAGACCCTTCATGGAAGGGGAAATCTGAATCCACGCAGTGCCTAGGGAAAAACCATTCTCAGCCATTGCCGATACTCCTAACTATGTGCTTCGACCCACCGGCGGCCCCGCTCTTCACGCTTCTCCCGCTCAGCTTCCGCCTTCTCGAACCAACCGGGCTCAGGGGGGCTGGCAGGCTTAGGCACATCCTTCTTCTTGCCACCCAACGCGGTAATGAGGATGCCTTCCAGTCGGTTGCCTTGAGCGAACACAGCTGACACTTCATCAGTCCACGCGCTTGCCCCGCCAAGGCGCTTACGTAGAAGCGACCCAGCAGGCAGGTTGTTGATCAGAACCCCCACCCGACGCAGGCTCAACCCACCTGTGAACACCTGCGTCAGATCGAGATTGTACGTCATCTGAAAATCCGCCTCCAACACCTCCCAGTGTTCCCACAGGAGATGCAGGAGGTCAATCAGTTTCCCTGGCCGGAAGCCTGAAAGACCTCAGTCAGGAACTCAACGATGGTTGTCATGCGCAGCTTGCCGTTCTCGTCGCGCAGGGAATCGAGGGCGGCCTTACGCTCACCCTCATCAGGGAACAGCAGGGCCAGCATCGGGTTGGGTCGACCCTGTTCCATCAGTGCCGTCATCGCGTCATAGTCGTCAAGCAGATCAGAGGGGTTGAAATCCAGGGCAATACCCCGAACCTCAACGTGGATGGGCGCCACCTCGCCACGATCATTCTTTGACTGGGCTTCACGGCGGGCAAGCTCAGCAGCGGTGGGGGCCTTCTTCGTAGTCATGGTTCTGTTCTCCTACACTCTGTTCTCCAAAAGGGTTATTGCCTGCCGTGTGCCGGGAGAACAGAAGCGCGACACACGGCAGGAGTCATAAGGTCAGCCGACCTTCAGGCCATCCTCGTTGCTGAGGAGCTCGTACTTATCTAGCACTTCGAGGTTGTACTCGTAGGCGGACAGCTCACCAACCTTGAAGGTGACGCCAGAGCGCTCTCCAAGTTCGAGGCGCGGGAAAATATAGCGACGCTGCTTGCCAGTAGAGACGTCGAACAGGTCAGCCACACCGCACAGGGTCTCCACCTTACGGGAGGCGGACACCGTCATGCGGGTGATACTCTCCGTGCCAGTCGTGGTGACCTTCTCGGCCTTGGTAGCGCCAAGGTACTTCTTGAGCAGTTCCAGCTTGGTCTCAAGCAGAGTTGCCTTGAACGAGGTGGAGGAATCCGACATGTAGGTTCGGACAACCCCGTGGCCCTGGTGGCCTCGGATCTTGTCCACGCTGTCGGACATGTCCAGGGTCATGCCGTCGTCACTGGTCCAGCCGACGTCCACCATGCCCTCGGGCATGGGCGTGGTCAGACTGGTAATGGTGGACAGGTCGGTGCCAGCCGGGCCGAGATAGAGTGTATCCTTCTCGGAGCCTGCCATGAACGCGTTGTCAGCATTGGTCTTAGCCATTGGTAACTCCCAACTTTGCGGTAATCTGGTACGTCGCAGTGTAGCGGCGCATATCGGTATCAGGGTCGGGCATTTCCGCTGGTGCGGGAGAGCTTACGACCGCTACAGGCCCATCCGCCTCTGGAAGGTGGTGGAGGGCATCTCCCACGTGGCGAGCGAGCTCACCTGCCCACCAGGAAGTGGGCGCATAGGAGTCAATGGTGATCTGAGCCGTGTAGAGAATACGTTCAGACCGTCCGGGGCCACCCGTCGCCAGTACGAGCACGTAAGGGTGAGGGTTTTCCTCAGTGGAAGGTCGGATGCCACCCACCGTGGTGCCCTCGAGTTCGCCTTCGAAGTCTTGCTTGTTCAGGTAGTCGATCACGAACTTCTGCAGGTCAATGCTCATCATCAGCCCCTTCCTACGGCGCGTTCTAGCAAGTGGTGCTTGGCTTGGCGCCTGCGCGCTACGTACGTGTCAGGAAGCACATAGGCGCGGGCACGGTCGGCGCCTACTCGCACCCCGGAGGTGAACCCATCACCCGCGCGGGCAGCAATCCCTGCTGCTTTGGTGGCGAGCATGTTCTGTACCTCCTGACTCTTCAGGAGATCCTTGACACCATTCTTATGAATGACGAACTCAACTTTCACGTGGCGCCTCCTTCCATAGCCTCAAGTATACCCCCAAGGGGTATACGACAGGGGTGCCGACAGGCTGCCACACGTCACCTCGAAGACGCACCCTATCCCCAGGGAGGATATACATGACCTCATCTAAAGGAGCATCCCAGTACACGGTCACAGCTTCCCTAGTCCCGTAGTCCTCCCCTGTGTCCTCTCGGTCGGAGGACTGCGTTGTGGCGACGAGGACGGGAGGCAGGCGAATCTCCTGCACGTCCCCGCTGTGGTAGGCGACCCCGAGAGGGTCACGCTTGGGCTCACTGTGCCGTAATAGCACGATAGGCTCTTTCCACGCGTCCATTGCACTCATCGCTGTCCGCCTCCGAACAAGGTGTCGGCTGAGCCGAAAAATGATGCTGACACCCCATTGACGTCGTCACGGTCCTGCTTGGTCAGGAACAGGTCACCCGAGGGGTTAGCCCACGACGTTGACAGGGAGAACGGCCCAGTCGTCTGAGTGAGCTGCGTAGCATCCCCTGCAACACCCGCAGGGCGTCGACGAATAGCCCGGCTCACCACGCGGCACGTCACGGCTGTCAGCACCGTCTTCGGTGCATTCTTCCAACCAGGGCAGCGGTAGCAGATGAGGTCAGTAGCGTCCTGTAGGAGAATCTTGACGCGCGCGTCTGCGATCATGGTACTGTCCTCGAGGGGCAGGCGGGCGCGTAGGTCTTCAAGTGTAGCGAAAGGAATTTCACTCATGGTTACGGCGCTTCCTACCGGGGGATGCGGCGGGGACGATAAGCCTGAGCTCCTCGTCACTGGCTGCTAGGGCGCGCACTTCAGCTTCCAGGGCCTTGTCCGACACTTCAGCCTGCCCACCCTGGAAATGCACGCGCCCAACTGGGGTGATCAGGAGCATCTCGGGATACTTCACTGATTGAATGTTCAAACTGTTCTCCTTACAAGAAAGCCCGTGGTGGGGTCGATAGTACCGATCCCACCACGGGGCGGTGTGTCACGAAGCCTTCAGCTTCAGCTTGCCGTGATGCTGCTCAGCACCATACTTCAGGCCGATCTCACCGTAGATCTGGACCTTGTCAGACGAGCCAGTGCGGCCCAGACTCTCAGCAAAGAAAGTGCCCTTACCCGGAATCTCCAGGAACACAGGCGAGCATTCCTCCAGAGACACAACCAGGAGCGTGTCAGCAGGCACATCATTGTCAAGCATGATGTTGCACGTACCAAAGTCCGTCTCGATCGCAGTGACATTCACGCCACCAACCGTGCGAGAGGTCTCACGGTAGTTGTTGTCCTTGATGAACACCTTGGACAGGGCACGCTTGACCTTGGCGCCAACCAGGATCGTGCGGGTCTCACCCTCACGAATACCACCGTTCTCCCAGACCTTCTGCATGGTGTCAAGCACCAGGTCCTCGGTCAGGTTAGCGGTCGTAGCCGCCACGACGTTCGTCGTAATAGCCTCCACAAGGCCACGCGTCTTACGCGGGGACGTGTTGGCCGTGGGGTTGGCATAGACGCCCTGAATGAACGCCTTATTGACGTCGCGGGCGACCTGCTTGAGCGTCAGGTCAATCTGATGCTGCAGCTCATCCTCAGGCAGGGTCGTGGTGCCAATCGTCACCAGCTTCTCACCGTCAGTGTTGCGCATACGGGTGGTAGCCTGACGCGTGTAGGACAGCTCCACCACTTCTTGGTGGATCTCCAGGACGTTAGACACACGAGAGCGCGCACGCTCCTCACTGCCGGGGGCTGCAGCACCCTCAAGACGCTGACGAGTAATATCAGCATCACGCAGGTCCTCAGTCTGCCACTCAATGAGGGTAGAGCCCGCAGACTCGCCGCCGGTGAGACCACCAATAGCGGACAGGAACGGGGTGTCTTCTTTGGAGACCTGGAAAAGTTCTCCAGCGTAGTTGGGCAGATTGTAGGTCGTGCCCACTCCAGTTGCTCCGGACATTCTTCCTCCTATATTAGAACATGTTGGATGCAGCCGAGAGCTTCGCCAGCTTCAGACTGGAGAGGGCTGCACGGTCATTGTTGGCTTCAGCTCGTGAGATCATTTCATCGATGCTGAGGATTTCCCCACCAGGATTCTTCGAACCCACGGTGGGAAGGGTGGCCGTGGCAGGAACCACTGCACCAGCCGGGGTGGTTCGAGAGAGACCTGCCAGGGTCTCATTCAAGGCCTCGAGGTCGGCGTCGTCGCGGATGAACGAGCCGAGGGCCTTGGGGATACCAGCCTTCTCCAGTCGGATGGCGCGCTGCTCGGCGCGCTCCTTTGCTTCGAGACGTTCCTTGGTTTCCTGGAGCTGGCTGGTGAGGGCTTCGACGCTGGCCTTGAGAGCGTTGATGGTCACCTGAACGTCATCAGTCTTATCCTCTACCGGTGTGTCCGCCACGGCTTCGACGTCAGTCTTACCCGCCTCAGTGCCAGTGTCCTCAGAAATGCTAGTAGCCTCGGCAGGGGCTTCGGGCGCGATCGCATTGGCGTCCGTGCCAGTCTCCTGCTTACCGACTGTCTCGCCCGCATTGCCAACCTGATTGAGGGCCACGGCCTCTACTGCCTCCGTGCCGGGGGCTGGGTTGCTGATCTTCTTGGTACTCATTCCTGTTCTCCTTTATCCTTCTCCTTGTCAAGAGAATCTGCTAACTTCCCGAGCTTCTGTGAGCGGAACTCACTGGCTGGCCGGGCAACACCTTGACCATCTGAAAACATCTCAGGGTGGCCTTCCCGCATGTATGAGGCAATTATACCCCCCGGGGGTTCCTTCACACCAGCCTCCACTGCGGCGCGCCGTGCCGACAAATACACCTCGTACATCTCATCCGGGTGATACCCTGGAAGATTCTTATGCTCCCAATCCGGCACGATGCGACAGTTGCACGCGTCATGGAACTCATGACCCGCACCACCCGCCAAATCCTTCGAGTGATACACCCACCCACGTGAGGCCAGCATGCAACAGAACGCACAAGTCTTCCCAACCGGCACGCGCGCAAACCTCGGGGCAGAAGGGTCTAAATCCGCGGCCCGAAGGATCGTGCGCCTCGGACCCGTCTGAATCTCCCTACCAAGAGCACCAGCCACAACACGGATAGCCTTAGCTGGGTCCTCACTACCAAGCCCAGCCGCATACCGGCTCAAACGGTCAATACGCTCCACCTGACCAGTAGGCACAATAGCCTCGGGCGCGTAGGCCTTCTTGAAAGAGGGGCGCAACTCCTCATACCAGTCAAGGCTGCCTTGCGTGAGCGCCGACCCATACGTGTCCACAATCTCACCAAGGACTTGCTTCATCTCTTCGCGAGCCGCAGGGACGTCCTCGAAATTCAGTTGCCGGAACAGGGCCGCCAGCTGGTCCTCTGAGCCTTTCAGCACGGCGTCGACCATCTTGTCGTAGGCCTCAACCTCACTCAGTGACGTCACGGCTACTCACCCGCCGCCCCACGCAGAATCGCATCCAAGTTATCCCGGCCGCGCTGCTGGTCGGACTGGGCACGGATCCGCATGATCTGCTGACGCGTATAGCCCAGCTCCTCCAAAGCCACATCCGTCCTACCCAACTCAGGGATCGCCTGAATCTGCTTGATCATGGCGTCGGACTGGGAGACAATCGACGGGCGGGCAGGGTTGCGCCAGTGCGTGGAAATACGCGCAGCGTCCTCAGGCAGGAGGCCGTCACGCAACTGCAGGATGTTCCTGTACACGCGGTTCAGCGCGTAGGAGTTCGCATCGTTGAAATCCGAAGCTTCTGTCACCAGCTCCTCCCTCGCTGCGTAGATCGCATCCGCGCTAGACGGGTTATCCTGCACAATACCCAGCGACCCCACAGGCAGGGATAGCGCACCGGCCATCTCCTGCGCTAGCTCACGAAGCTGATCGACGTACGGCTGCATGGACTGCTGAGGAAGCACATCCACCTCAGGCAGCTCACCTTCCTCATCACGGCTGATACCCTTGACCGACCCGAGACGCCAGCTCCACGAGGACTTAATCTGACTGAACGTCGCCTCGTCCACGCCACGCAGCAGTAGGCCGGGGGCAGTGAACAGCTCGGAGGACACATCCATCCGCATACTGGCGCGCACAGCCCGATCCACGATAGACAACACGCCGTCAGTCAACCGCGACCTACCCAGCGGGCGATCGAGAGTGCCTCGGTACACGAGAGCCTCCATAGGTGTGCGACCCAGATTATGCTCCACATGCCCCGTCACATACCAGCCCTGATTGCCGAACAGGCTCATGCTCACCATCACGGTGGGGGTCAGCATGATCAGCTCGGTCGGACGGCCTAGATAATCCACGTCGTTAATCAGCAGACCCGCCTTGATGCCACGCCGACGTCGATCCCACAGCGCAGACGCCGTCATAGCCGAGTACGGGAGGACGAGGACCGGCGGGTCACCAGCGGCCACGTCACCGGGCAGGGTCACCAGGAACGACACGCCGTGCGTCGCCGCACTCGAAATAGCGTGCCCGATCTCGGTAGCAAACCGGTTCTCATCAAGAATCGAGGCCAGCCCGTAGGGGTCCTCCGACCCGTCGGGGGCCACCACACCATCCCAGTGACACCTTGACGTCAGAGAAAACACAGCCTTCTCCGGCCACGTCGACACGATACGAAGGTCACGCGCGATCTCACGCGGCAGGGAGATATTCAGGCTGTCGACGAAGACCTTGCAGTCCAAGTACGCTTGCCGGCGCATGTTGGACGCGTAGCGGGCCTGCCATGTGCCCACCAGCTCATTCAAGGCAGCCTGCAGCGTGTCAGACAGGCCGGCTACGACAGGCGGGCTAAACATGCCGGGGCCTGCACCAGTAATCAGACGGGTATCAACATTCATAGTCACGATAGAGCCTCCTGACTCTTGTTCGGTCGACGACGCGACGTGCGCGCCATCCATAATGCGACGCTCACAGCCTCTAGCGGGACTTCGTCACCCTCCTGCCCGGTTGAGTGCCAGCCCCACACCCCGTCGGCACCGCGAATCTTCTTATCAGACACTGCCACAGACGCGTCCAGGGCATCAGTGTCCTCATTGTGCCCACCAGGGTGTGTCACGGTATGTGCTTGTACGGCGTTGAGGAATCCACTGCACGCGGTGAAGTACTCCCTGGTGTCAACAACATGCAGGTAGCCCTTTGGGACTTTCATGGCGCGCAGATCCTGCTCCAATGCTAGCCCACCTGACCTGCCTGACACGCCTACTGCACTGTAGCGGGTGCGGCGCTCATACAGCCAGTCCGCGAGCGCACTGCTGGTCATGGTGCCCGTGTTGACGTCGATGAGTTCGACGTGCGCGAGGCCCGTCTTGCGGTCGTACAGGCATCCTGCCACGGCTGTGCGCGTGCCATCTTTGGAGAAGGCGACACCCAGCGCGCGCGTCACCCCCTGGTTGGTCAGCTCATCGGGCAGCTGCGTCACACCGGTGGCTTCCCAGTCGGGGGCGCTGATCAGGCGACGCGTGGCGTCGATGGATGCCCACCAGCCGAGGCGCTCGCGGGCGAACCCGTCGTCGGAGAAGCTTTTACGTTCACCCTCAAGCACACGCATTTTGAGCCTGCCTGAGAGCATGGCGGGGTTGGTGCGCACCCACAGGTCTTTGTCGTTGAGATCAATGTCTGTGAGGGACTTCGGGAGGCCGGGTGGGGACCATTCGTCCCAGCACGTGTACAAAGAGTCTCCTGAGAGCGCGTCTCGGCGCTTGCGGGAGAAGACTTCACCGTTTGCCGTGGGGCTGGGGGGTGTGCCGGTGTAGATCCACTGGGGATTGCCTAGAGGGGCGGAACTCGTGGTGGAGAGGAGGGCTTCGAGGGCTTCGTCGCCGAGCTCCTGGGCCTCGTCCAATACGAGGACGTCGACGGTGAAGCCTCGGCCTGAGCCTTTGGAGCGTGCGGCGATTTCGATGCTGCCGCCGTTTTTGAGGTAGACGGCTTCTTGGCCGTTGACGTTGCGGATGTTGGCGACGAGGGCGTTGAGGTCGGGGAACTTGGCGCCGGGGTCGTTTGCGCATTCTCCGAAGAAGTGCTTGAGGCGGCGGAAGTGCTTCTGTGCAGTTTTGACTTCGTGGGCGGTGTGGAGGATTTTCTCTCCCCTGCCGATGGTGCCGAAGAGTTCTCGGATTTCGAGGATGGCATTTTTGCCGTTCTGTCGTGGGACGGCTAGCCCGCAGGTCATGTGTGCCCACCCGTCCTCGCCTACTGTGAGCCAGTGGCTCAGGACGTGTTCCTGCCATGGGTCGGCGTTGAGCTGGTAGGCTGCTGCGAGTGCTACAGCGAGATCCCCTAGCGACTCGGTCGCAGGGGATGTCACTGACACGCAGGGCTGCTGTGAGGCCTCAAGAGGCATTGATGTCACGCTTGCGTAGCCTTGCTTGGAAGATGGCGACTGCACTGGTGCTTTCTTCTTCTTCGTTGGTGTTCTCGCTTGTGGCCGCCTGCTTTTCGAGTTCGGCTAGTTCTTTGGATAGGCGGTTGGCGGTGTTGAGGAGGGGTGCGATCTTGTTGGGGTCTGCGCCTTCGATGGCCTGCCATGCTTTGTTGAGGAGCATGCGGACTTCTTCTTCTCGTGTCATTCCTGTTCTCCTACTTGTGTGATGTTGGTGACGCCTGATTGGTTCAGGCAGGTTTTCATGAGGTCGGTGATTTCTACGCCGTCTGTCACGTATGCGCGCACACTGCCGTCGATTGCTCGGTTGCGGTTGACGGCTGTGATTTGCCGGGGTGTGCGTAGGTAGACGCGCGCACACCTCTTGGGGTCTTCGATGTATTCTGCGCGGTGGAGGCTGTGTGTTCGGTAGAGGCGGCTGTATGTGCCGACGTAGGGTTGGAAGGCGGCGCGTAGTGCACGTCGGTCGGGGTAGATGACGACGCTGTGTTCCCCGTTTGGTGTGTCGTTGAGGATGTCTAGCAGGTTCATGGTTCGATTATACCACACTAGCGCTTTGTAAGTTGAATGTTCAACTGTGTGTTGCGGATAGAGGAGAGCCCCCCTACCATGACATCACAAATGATAGGGGGGCAGGATCGCCACAAAGAGCCGACGAGAGAGAGAGAGCGGGCGATCCTGGATTCAACCTCAAGCACTAGTATACACGAGGACTCACAGCAAATCAGAGTTAAGGCTATGATCTGCCTCACATGGGAGGGCGTCAAGGAACTCCTGAATCTGCACACCCTCAAGCAAGCTCACACGGCTTGCACCAACCTTATCCAAAGCAGCCTTCACATCATCCGACCGACCAGCGTTGATCAGCGCAGCAGCACGATCCAAAGCGACAACCGCCAGCTCAGCATCCTCCACCGGCGCAGGCTCTTCCACCACCACAGGCTCTTCTTCCACACGCGAGAAGAAACGCTGCTGCCCAAAGTGCGGGAAGCTAGCACGCTTCGCCCCCGAAGACTCCCAACCAGGGATCTTCCTCAAAGCATCAGTGATCTCCAAACTATCCCTACGAGAAATCTTAGCATCCCTACCCTCAAGTGCGATCCGCCAAATCTCAAGCGTACACACTTGCTCAATCCGACGCGTCCCCGGCTTCACAAGACCCTGCTCAGAACTGTGCAGCCAGCTAATACGATCATTAACAGGCATTCGCTCCCAATTCTCCGGAACCAGAGTCTCAAGGTAATTCTGAATGAGACCAACCAGAGGCTCCTCTTCAGTAGCCTCCCCGCGAACCTCCCTAGCCACAGCCTCCTCTTCATCATTCAGATACAAAGCAGGGTTACCTTCCACACCGTACTTAGCGCGCAACTCCTTCCAGATGTGCACAGCTTCCGCCCACACCTGATCGACATACTCACGCGTGTACTTATCAAAATCAATCTTCTCCGACACATTCACAATAAGGAAGCGACGGTTACCTTCCTGCGCGCGCAAGAAAGTAGGGTCATTGGTCGTACCCCAAATCACCTGACGGCGAGGCAACTCCACCGTCTCACGCGCATACGGCAGACGCACCTCATCATGGGTACGCGTAATGAAATTCTTCATATTGTCCGCGTCAGCCTTCTTCAACGAGTAACCCTCGTCCGCCACAGCAACCCACGAACGCGACATAATCATGATCGTGTCACGCCCACTACCACGATCAATCGGACCCAGCGTGCACGTCCAACCACGCGCCATACGCTCAATGAACCACGACTTACCGAGCCCCTCGCCGCCAGCGAGAATCAGGCAGTTATCCACCTTGATACCAGGTTCAAGCATGCGCGCCACAGCTTGCACCGCCGTCAGGCGGGCGACACTGCGCTTGTAGCTGTTCACCTCACCAGGAAGCCATGTCTCGATACGGGACTCACCATCCCACTGAAGGCCCTCCAGATACTCCTCTACGGGGTGGAAAGAGTGATCCTGCGCCACGATATCAATCGCATCATTGACCTGCTCTTTAGAGGGCCGGCGCATGTTGTAGCTGCACTGGATGTGCAAGCTAATCTGCGCACGATCAGCATTAGTGAGCTGATCATTCCTACCTGGTGTCACTTTACGCCACGGGAAATCACAGAGCGTAACGGTAGCAAGATTCATCTTGTTGTACCCCAGCTTGCTCAGCACAGGGTCGTGCTTCATGAGGAGCTTCCAGTTGTCGCCATCGTCCAGGGTCTTACCCGTCTTGGGGTGGATATGGAGCTTCGACACCCAATCAGCCGCGGCTTCCTTGCCACCCGCGCGAGATAATTCGATATTCACACCCAGCATCTCCATCTTAATGTCAGCTAGATTCATAAACTCTACCATAGCCTTCTGGATGGATGGGCGGTCCTTAGGAGCAACGTTCAAGGGCGTATTGGCCTCCTCATCCAAATCCGCGAACTTGTGCATGGCGACGAGGTCGAACATGCACAGTGCACGCCCGCCAGCAGGGTCAGACGCGTGATTGGAGTACACGTACCCATCAGGGTACACACACACGCCGCCAGTGCTCTCAGCAGGCGTGTAGTGCCAGCGATCCTTACTCACCTGCTCGTAGGGCAGACCAAATTCTTCTACCGCACGGTTCATGTCGTACAGGCGGTTGAACGCGCCGATCACACCGGGGAGCTTGTACGGGTCAGTCTTGGGGCCGCGCTTGTGTTCAGGCGTAGAGGTGAACCCACCAAAGCGCTCCAGGAGCCCTCGTGCGGTCGCTGTCTCGCCTTCGTAGGAGTACACCTCGTACTGGTCGGGGTGCTTGGCGGAAGGGCCGTACATGAGTTGCTTAGGGATTGTGCTGCAGGAGTCGAACTGCTCCTTGCCGAGGGCTTCCATGAGGCCGCGTGCCGCCCGGGGGTATTCCTCTTCGGTGAGTCCGGGCCCCATGAGGGGGATGATGACGCGGTAGCGGGGCTTGTCTGTGGTGTGTGTGTAGGTGGAGTGCACGAGGGAGGTGAGTCCCAACCCTTCCACACGCGCGGGGAGCTCGGGGTCGGCTTTGTCGGCGTCTAGGGTGACCATGCTGCGGTATTCCACCCGGCTGTCTTTGCGGCTTGTGCTGGTTGCTTTGCCTGCCATGTACGCGCCGCAGTCTTTTTCGGTGGCGGGCTCTTGTGCGCCTTTGACAATCTCCTCCCAGGGCATGGTGATGGTGAACCACTGCCTGTGGGTGTGGGAAGGAACGAATGTGACGTCAAGGTTCATGGTGAATCCTCTCTCTCTTCCTCTAGTAGTAAGCCGACCCTTGTTGTGCTATAGGCAACCATTTTAGCACACTTGGAGGCTGTGTGGTGCTTGGACCCGTTCGTGGTGTGTCGTCTTGCCTCTCCTACCGTGGGGTGCGCACAGACAGAGAGTGGCTCATGGACAGAGTGGACAGAGTCCGTCTACGTCTCGGACATAGAGTTTTCCTTGGGATTTCAACGAAAAGTAGGGTACAAGTGAATCCGCGGTAGACAGATAGAATATATATTCTCTTCTTTTCTATATAGGGGTTGGATTCCTTTGATAACATGTTATCAGGATATCTTATCCTCATGGAAAGAGTATAGAAAAGTCAGTCATTCAGTCTAGCACCAGCAGAGAAACGTTGGAATATCAACGAAAAAGTCCAAGACAGAGCCTCAGACAGAGTCTGTCTACCCTCCTCAGGCACACACAGACAGAGTCTGTCCACCCTCCTCACACACACACAGGTTGGGTTGGCACACACGCATCGAAGTAGTTGAGTCTTGTGCAGGAGCCAGCAAGACCCCTAGAACACGGTTTAAGGCCCTTTCAGGGACGGCGCAGTACCTGGTACTAGGGAGAGGCTGAAAACGCGTCAGAGGGCCATACAGAGGCCTTCCCACGCGAGGCAGTGAGGTAGGTGCACACGCACACAGGCAGGAGTCCCCCTATAACGTGATCCGAGGGCCTACCGTGGGTGTGCGCACACAGGTAGGAGACACCTCAGCATGAGGGCAGGTGCGAAATAGGCTCTACGACGCGATCTGAGAGGATTTGAGGCGCTGAGAGTACCTGGGTAGCTCTCCATGCCTATACGGGCTTCTACGGGCCGTACAGAGGCCTTTATGAGCGTAAGGGTGTACCAGCCACACACACAGGTCGGCAACAAACACAAAAAACCCCCCTGCCTTGTGTGGCAGAGGGGAGCAAAAACCAGATAACCTAAAACCCTGTCTTCCTTGACAGAGATAGTGGACAGAGTAAAAAACAACCCCGGGGGGATATCCCGCTAGGCCTCTGGGGTACTCATCTGAGAGGTGGGGGGATATTGTCCCCCTACCTCTGTGGTTGCTTCTAGTATACCACATGTTTCACCAGTCGATGGTGCCTATAGTGTGGCATTGCTCACTGGTGTGGCTTTGTGTTGTGGGTGTGCGCCAGTTGATGGGTTTGTCTCCGCGTGATTGGTTGCATCTACGGCAGGTGACTCGTGCGTTGTCGATGGTGTCTGTGCCGCCTTGTGCGTATGGGGTGATGTGGTCGGGTTCGGGGCTGGTTGGTTGGAGGCTGGTGCCCCATGCGAGGGTGCATCCGCAGGTGGGGCAGTTGGTTTGTCCGGCTGCTTGGGCTAGGTGGAGGACTCGTGTGCGCCATTTCTTGTGGCGGGTGGTTCCTGTTCGTGATGCGGTCATGGGTGTAGTGTAGCGTGGGAGTGTGTGTCAAGAGTTGGTGGGGTGGGTGTCAAGTTGCTCAAGCGTCTGCGCCCGACACGCAGGCCCGTTCGTGTGTGTGTTGTGTGTCTCATTTGTGTGTTGCTGGGACATATGAAGAGCTAAACATGCTACACTAGTGGCATCACACAAGACCACGACAGAAAGAGACAGCATGAGTAAGACACACGGCACACGCTACGCCTACGTCACAGGCTGCAGGTGCGATGAGTGCCGAAAGGCCCACAGCACCTACATGGCCCACTACCGGCGGGACACGACCAAGCCTACCACCTGGCGTAAAAATCACCGATGGGAGCCCTGGGAGGACGAGCTGGCACTCGATTACTCGAAGGCCGCGTGGCAGATCGCAGGAACACTTGAACGCACACCCGCAGCTGTGGCTGAACGTCGAAGTATCCTCAATGCACGCCGAAACAAGCAGGGGGAGCGATGAACACTAACAAACTCCTACAACTCGTCTTCTACCTACTGTTCCTGGCCAACACGGTAGGACTCCTACTAGCCATCATCACCGCATACCACCTGCCAGTCATGACCGTGTGGGTGATCCTCGCAATCACCACAGCCATCGTGTGCGCAGCAGGAAGCCTTGAACATCACAACAACCAGAAAGAAGAAGAGAAATGAAAAACTACATCCTCGTCCTCACCTGCTGTATCTCAGTCCTCGCACTGACCACCCTGGTAGGCATTGCACTAGTTTTGTGCACTCCTGCGTGGGTGGCGGTCCCTGTGCTGATCTTCGCCCTGTGTGCAGTTGCTTGCGTTGACTACCAGCAGTGGGTGGGTCGGAAGTGAAAAAGTACTTGGCGATCCTCGGCTACTACACCATCAGCCCCCCTGGTAGGAACTGCGCTAGCCCTATACGTGCTGGCACACCGCATCTGGCAGTCATTGAACCGTTCGGCTACGTGCCGACGAACCAGGGCCGCTGGACAAGCGTGCATGCCCACCTCGTCAGCCTCGAGGAGTAACCATCATGGATTACGGTAAGAAGGGCTTCATGCGCGTGGCAGGCTGGTACATAGTAGACGTCAAGTTCCCCGACTTGGCAAACAAACTGGATGAGGTCATTATCGACACCATCATCAACTGTGGAGAAGCGCTACCCCACGCGACCAGCCCTGAGGAAACCGCGGCCGTACTCGATATTCTCTTGAGTAACGCGCAGGAACTCTACCGAAGGGCACAGGAACGCACTGCACACTAAACACGCATAAGGAAAACCCCCTACCACACCAGGTAGGGGGTTTCTCCTCTTTCTTCTAGATGCCGCGCGCCAACGCCCCAAAGGTCCTCTTCGCCGACGCCGTGGCATCCGCGAAAACCGACATCCTCATCGGCGACCCCGCAAAAATCCTGCGAGGCAACGGCGTAGACACGGGACAGCGCCGCCTGTTCGAGTGGATGCGCGAAAACGGCTACCTCATCCGACAGAAAGGCTCATCGTGGAACATGCCCACCCAAAAAGCAATGGACATGGGGCTATTCAGAGTGAAGGAAACGACTATCACTCACGCGGACGGACATACGTCGGTTAACCGGACGACGAAGGTCACTGGCCACGGACAAACCTACTTCGTGAACAAGTTCCTCACCCACACGGCCGGGGACTGACCCCCACGTGTAAGTGAATTTTCCGCAGGATTCTGCAGAAAAACCACAAACGTGTCCAGCGTACACCACTGGCACAAGAAGGGCCCCCACCTTGGTTGGTAGGGGCTCTTCTTCTTCTTCTTTCACGCGCCCAACCGGCTAGGGATGAACGACACTGGGCACCGACGCCATCAAGCCCGTAGCACCCCTAGAGAGGGCCATATCAGCCTGTTGCTGAGTCGTAATGATATGCGCAATCAAAGGCTTGCCCGTCGCCTTGAGAGTGTCCCACACGCCCTGATCAGCACTCCATTCCATGCCCAGCACGTCCCACTTGGCCAGATCAGCACTGGCAACCTCGGCAGGGTACATCATGCACATGGTCTTGTACCCCTTCGCCTTCGCACGATCAGCGACACCACCATTCACAAACTGCTTGATCAGCACCCGATCCTTTGCATTCGGAATAGTATCAAGATAATCAAACAGCGCATTCTCAGAGTCCATATCCCCTTGCGAACCAGTCGGCTTACTAGATGTCACCTTATGGTCGATAGCTAACACAATGTCGTCACCAACCTGATCGACAACATCAGTGAGCCGCAGAAAACCACCCGACGCCTGCTGGAGGCCAGCCAGCGTCGACCAGGGAGTGTCCCAGATCTGATAGTCCATACCCGGCACCGTACGTGTGGTCACCCAATCATGGATCAACACGAACTCACCGGTTGAACAGCGGCGCACCGACAGCTCCAAGGCCTTGAAACCGGCCTTCAATGACTCTGTGAGGCCCTTTTGAGTGAACTCCGGGTACTCAGTGCCACCAAGCCTGTGAGCCACGTAGAAAGGCTTAGAGGCCAGGAACCGGTCAACGACACTGCCAGTCGGCACAGGCTTCGACACACGGCGGGGGAACACCTCCACGTCACCACCCTCACGGCGACGCAGGAACACACGCACAGCCACGTCCCCACCATCGCGGCGACGCACCATAACACCAGTCTCAGGCATCCAAGATCACCACCTGCACACCAGCCCCATTAAGAGCCTGCTCGTTCGGGTAAGAAACCACCATACTGGTAGGCACACCCGCACCCACCCACTTCGCGGCAAGCACCGTCTGCAGATTGCCATTATGCTGTTCAGCATAATCCACGACCTCCCACCCAGGTGAGACAACGAGCTGGTCGCGAGTCTCAGGCTTCGACGTGCGCTCAAAAGCAAAGCCAAGCGCCAAGCCAGAACCACCAACAACAGCCGGCGCCGTGACCGTGGTCGATTCGACAGGCTCCTTCGTGCGATCCTTCACCTCACTAACGACCGGACGGCCCCCACCACGAACAGTGACAGCCACCCAACTAGCCTCCACAGGCTTCGACGCCCCCACGACAATGGACGGGGCCCACGGGCCAATAGCAAGAGTGAACCGCATCGTCCCAATGTAGTAAGGCTCCTCAACGACAACCCACCCGGTGGGCCACGTGAACCCCTGGTCACCAATCGCCTTAGTGTTGACGGCAACAACAACACGGTCCCCGGCCTTGCCATCGACAGTAACCGTGCCCGTGTCTCCCACGAACTGGTCAGCCGCATGACCCACAACCTGCGCCGTCTTCTCCCCCACAACGGGAGGCGTGACCGGCCCTACCCCGGGGCCGGGCAGCGGGGCAGCATCCACACCCACCACATACACCATGCCATCCGGAAGCGCCTCAGCCTCCACCAAAGAATCTACGACCTTAATCGGAGCAGCCGCAATCAGGTGGCCCTGCGCATCCACCAAGCCAGTCGACCACGCGCCCGGGGCAGGCAACGGGGCCGCATCCACAATATCTGCAAGAGTCACATTCTGACCGTCCACCAGCGTCACCTCCCGGTCGGCAAGCTGCTTCACCGGCGTGAACACCTGGAGCTGGTACTTGCCTGCACGCAAGAGAACCGAGACAGGCGCAGACGATTCCGTCACGATATTGCCCGCAACGATCACATCCCCCTCCGGCGACCTACCAGGGTCGGGAATAGGCTCAGCTCGAACAGTCACAGGGACAATATGTCCAGCAGGGGTCTGAACTGACCCCCCAATAAAAGCACCCAAAATACTCACCCTTCAATAGTTGAGAGAGCCTCACGCAGACTCTCATGATCCGCCCATGCCTGATCAATCCGAGCAGACAAATCCTCCAAGTCACGATCCTGACGCTCAGTAATACGATCCAACACCTGCCCGTGCGCGGCGAGAACCTGGCCGTGAGCATCCAGAGACGCCTTGAAACCCTCCTGGTTAGACTCGATTCTGCTCACAGCATCCTTGATGCTTCCACCATGGTTGGGACGCACCTCGTGATGCACTTCGGACAGCGAGACCTCCAGAGCGTCCAAACGCTGATCGATCTTGCCCGCGATCGCCTCCAGGGCAGCCGATGTCTCAGCCTGCTCACGTTCAGCTTTGGCTTTGGCGACCTGCTCGCGGGCGAGGAGAGCTTCAGCCTTAGCCTTCTGGTAGCCCCACCACATGCCGACCAGGACGGACAGGGCGGCCACCAGTGCGCCGAAGCCGACTCCGTTAGCGCCGATGGCCGCCACAATCCCCTGCACGTTCACGACTGGTCGACGTCCTTCACGCCATAGGCCGGTGCCTCGTACACGCCGCCCGTATGAGAGGCTGCCAGCACCAACGCGATAAGACCCAGCAGCTTATCAGCCACATCAAGCCACGCATGCACCTGGTCGGGCGTGGCCAGCCCATACACTGTGCCCAAACCCAACAAGGCGGCCACAACCGCATACACGGCCTTGCGGCGCTCCGGCGTCAACAGAGGCCAGCGCGTGCGGTCAGTCGTCAACACATGCTTACCCATCATCATCATCCTCCAATATCAGTTTGTATCCGCGATTACTATCACGTCTTGATAATCCAATTCACCCCAGAAAGGCCATTATGAGTCCCACCACCACCACGCAGATCAGGCACCACAAAATCACGACCAGCCCCCGTCGCACCCAACACAGCCGCGAGCGCCGGATAATCAGCCTTCCGATAAGAAGTGCCATCACACACGAGCCACTCATCAGGAACAGTCACACCCGCATAAGCCATGATCGCGCCCACGGGAGGCGTCGGCGCGGGCGATGACGACACCCCGCCAAGAATATACAAACGACGGTCCACACTCACCGTCCACACGCGCTCACCACGCACACGATCCCCAGTCAGATTCACCGGGTCAGCAGACAGAGGAGTAGGGTCCCCATCCAACTGCACACGCAAAGGGTTCGTGCCCACCACAGTCGCCCACCGGAAAAGAGGCATGCCTTCAAGACGGTCACGCAGGCCCGCCACCACGTTCATGAGGTAATCGAGGGTGGTCATAGGTCCGTGACCTCCAACAGCTTCGTCTTCACCAGCGCGGTAGGATCAAGCGTGTACTCGATCTCCTTGACCACGCCCTTAGCCGCGTGCCCTTGGCTGGTAAATCCCAC